AGCAATTGGTCAGCAGATGGAATAATAAAAAGTGTAGACCCAAACATTCATTTCACTATTCCTCAATCAACCAGTGATACGCAATATGCTTTATTTGGGCCAACAAGTATAGCACGGTTAAAATATACGGTAGCAAAATATACGCAAAATTACTATTCTATCAGTAATTTGGGTGATGTTGACAGTGTTGAATACACAATCTATTTCCCATATAGAACAAAAAAACTTAATAACACACTTGTTAAGCCAGTGATGTGTGACCTTAATGATTACAAGTCACAGTATCGCTATTCATCAACTCCTTGGGTTGTTTCAAACTTGAAGGGTGATACTAAAAAGATTGAGTTGAACAAGTTATTCAGACTCCACACCATAAGTGATGGTGCTGCTTCTCTCAGTGAGATTAAGATAAGCATCGAGAACATCAGGCCTGACAGTGGTGAATTTGATGTCAATGTTCGCAGTTATAATGACAATGATGGAAATCCTGTTGTATTAGAAGCGTTCAGAAGATGTACAATGAAACCAGGAAAGAGTTTCATTGGTTACAAGATTGGTACAATCGATGGTCAGTACGAGAGCAAGTCAAAGTACATTACCGTAGAGGTTCTTGGTGGAACTGCCGTTGAAAATAGCGTACCAGCAGGTTTCTTGGGATACTCTGTACCAATGTATGATGGAATACAGATTGATGGCTCTCAAGCAAACGTCGTTATTGCTCCAATGGCTTACAACACAACGTATTACGATAACATTCCAAAACGTAAGCAATACTTTGGTATAAGTGATATTACTGGTTATGACATTGATTACTTCACATTCAAGGGTAACATGTCAGCATTGGAGGAACCTGGATTTGTAACACATGGTTTCCACCTCGATAGCAGATTAAACACTACTGCTTGGCAGGGTGGTGAGGCTCCTATAATTGCAGTTGATGGCGTTGAAGGATACGAATTCGATGCAGTTAGTGTTAACAACAGAACAAGAGATTACACTAAGGTTCCTATGATTACGAATGAGAATGACATGATGGGTTCAATTTATGAAGATGTAAAGATTCGTAAGTTTACCATGATGTTTGCTGGTGGTTTTGACGGTTGGGATGTCTACAGAGAAGACAGAACAAACACCAATGACTACAGTTTCTCATCATATAAGGGTAGCATCAACCACAACACTGGAAATGGCCGTTCATTTGACATGTTGTATACAGCAAGTTCGTTCGGAATTGAAGGTGGCGCAATCACCAGTGACTACTATGCAACGCTTGCAGGTGTATCGTTGTTAAAGAACCCAGAGGAAGTTGACATCAACTTGTTAGCAACCCCAGGTATTGACACAATCAACAATACACAATTGGTTGGAGAAATCTTCAACATTGTTGAAGACCGTGCAGATACATTCTACATTGTAACAACCCCTGATAAGTATGCTGGTTTAACTGATTTCACAGAAGACATTCCTGAGGTTGATGAAATCACAAGTGATTTTGTTGACAATGAAATGCACTGTGATTATGCTGCAACATATTATCCTTGGGTTAAGATTGAAGACAATGGAGAGTACATCTGGTTGCCAGTAACTCGTGACGTTGTTAGAAATCTTGCAGAGTCAGATAACACCAACATAACCACCAACCTTGCACCGGCAGGTACAAACAGGGGTCGTGTTAAGGCTATAAGGGCTCGTAAGAACCTTAAGAATCCAGAGTCTGACACATTATATGAATCAGGAATCAACCCAGTTAGAACATATGCACAGGAAGGGCTTGTAGTTATGGGTCAGAAGACTCTTCGCGAAGAAGATGACCTCATGAACCGCATTGATGTTCGCAGAATGGTATTGAGACTTAGAAAGTTGATATCCATCGCATGTATTGGATTAATCTTCGAACCATACGATAATCAGACAGTAAAGGCATTCAAGACCATTATCGCTGGAATTATGCAGATATTCATGGATAACAGAGCAATCGAGAAGTGGTCTATGGATGTTGACGATTCACAGGAAATGCGTGACAGACTTGAACTTGGTGCTGTAATTTACATTAAGCCAATAAGAGCACTCGAATACATTACATTGAACTTTGTTGTTACAAACAACGACATTTATTTCAATGAATAAGAGATACGTTAACCACGAAAGAATCGGGAATCAGAAATGGTTCCTGATTTTTTTGTTAATATTTGTTAAAAAATTTGTTTTTTACAAACATTATTTTTATATTTTATAAAAATAACCAAAATAATGAAAAGTAAAGAGAAGAATTACAATGAGGATTTATGTATCAATAGGGGTGCTATTGTGAAGGTTAACAAACCATCATCAACATTGAATGATGTTTTAGAAATAAAGGTTTCGTTATGTGTTGTACCAAATGAACAATATGAGCCATTTGAATATGATGAACAAGTTAAGAGGATAAGAAGATATTCAGAGAGGTCATTAAGAAGATATATTATAGATAATGGAATATTTTATGATAACTCGATAGTTGATGTTAATTTCACATCAGCAAATTTAAGGGTTGGATATTATAAGAATGTGCAAATGTCTGTATTTGCAAAACAGAAGAACAATTTAAATTATGACAGGCTTGTTAAGAGGGTTAAAGACACAATAAAGCCAGTGATTAAATCAATAACAGACAGGTTTAATGATGAAGGTTATGTTTGTCACAAGAAAAAGAAGGAATTTAATAAGAAAATAAAATAAAAATATTATGACTTACAATTTAAAATTAACAGAAAGACAATTCAATATGATATTAAATCATATTGATAATGTTTCAATTAAAGGACTTGGTATTGATGTGGTATTACCAGTTGGTAAGAATGAAGTGTTTGATGATGATGTTGTTGAACTAGATTTTATGGAAACATTAAAGTATTATAATGCTTATTTATTAAAGGTTAAGGAATTAAATGAAGAAGAGTTTCATGATAGGGGAAATATTTATGCCCTCTCTGATGCAGAAAAGGAAAATGAGGATTGGTTAAATGATTATGAGTTAGTACACCCACATGGATGGCCAAGTATCAGAAAAAAAACAAAATAAATAGCATGGAAATGACATTTGATGATATTATAGGAATTAAACCATTATTTGAATTTTGTAAAAAGATATGGGGTTATAAATTGGCTTTGGAATCAGACATGAGATATCTTTTCCTTGTGTCATTGATAAGTAGTGATAATTTAACAGATGAGCAGAAATGTATTGATTCAATTGAAAGGATAAATTTTATTTTAAATAATATTGAATTGTTTGATTTAAAAGATAATTTAAAGAAAGAAACCATTAAATTTTTAAAGGATGGATTGAAAATTGCAAAGCGTGATTTAAAAGAATTCAAGAAATTATCAAAATGAGTTATTGACTAGTTCTTTAATTGTTACATAAAAAAAAGAGGCAAGTTATCATAATTGATTTTCTTGTCTCTTTTTCTGTTGTAGATTTTCTTGTTTTTGTGTGGCCTGTCAACGGCAATCCACCTACCACCATTTCTTTCCAACTCAATTTCTCGATTTAATTTCTTTTGAATTTTAATGTAATCATCGCCAATTCTCATTGATTTTTTAATTTTATTTTTCATAATATAAACTATTTTTATGTGTTATTGATAAATATTTTGCAAAGGTATGAAAAATTTTTCAATTAAACAATATTTATTATTAAATTAACGTTAATTAACATATGACAAAGAATACTTTAAATGAGGCACAGAATTACCTTAACATGGTAAAGAAGACGCTTCTTGAGGATTATGGCATTGGTTATGAAGAAGTAAATGCCAATGAAGTTCCAAATGACGAAGTTGCTCCTCAGGAAGAGAATATTGCAAGCAATGATGAAAGAATTGCCCAGATTCGTGAAATTGCTTTAGGTGGTTTGCAAGACTATGCACATGACGTGGATGGAGAAGAATATCAATTCTTCAAAAAGATTTGGTTAATGTGTGACAAGGCAGTTTCAGAAAAAGAGGGTGTTGGTGATTCAAATTCATAATTAAAAAAGAACATTCAGATATTTATATAAAAGAAATAATTTATTAAGAGAAACATATAAAATGGCAGATTTACTTTTAAATGCGCCGATGCAGAGTGAAATGCTACGGCAAAATCGATTCCTCCTGCAATTCCCAGATAGTCTTGGTTTGGCTGCTTGGTATGTATCAACCGCACAACGTCCAAAGATTAATATAAACAAGGTTCCAATTCCTTTCTTAAACACAGAAACTTATGTTGCTGGTCGTTATGTGTGGAATCCAATATCAATAACATTCCGTGACCCAATTGGCCCTTCTGCTAGTCAGGCACTTATGGAGTGGGTACGTTTACATGCTGAGTCCGTAACTGGTCGTATGGGTTATTTTGCTGGTTATGCAAGAGATGTGGAATTAGCAATGCTTGACCCAACAGGTGTTACTATCAGTAAGTGGATATTGAAGAATTGCATGTTGTGCGATACAATTGACTTTGGTGCACTTAACTATTCTTCTGACGCATTGGCAGAAATCACACTGCAACTTCAACCACAATATTGCATATTGGCTTATTAATAAGAAGTTGAACATAACATAACATAACCAGGCGTATCTATTATATGGGTACGCCTTTGGCATTTTGAATAGATGAAACAAGTAACAAAAAATAATATAAGCAAAAAGTCTGTTTCCGGAAAAAAGAAAAATAAGATATCAGATAAAAGATTACCACCAAAACAAAAGGTGTTAAAAAAGAAAGAACACCCAGATTTTGGAACATCAATTGCGGAACAGAACTTTGCCAGGGATTTTCTTGATAAACTTGGAATTGAATATATATGGCAATTTGAAGCAAAGGAAATAGGGAGATTCTTTGATTTTTATTTGACTAGATATAGGATTCTCATTGAGTATGATGGCCAATATTGGCACTCAGATGACAGAATTTATGAGGAAAAAGATTTAAACCCAATGCAAAAACATAATAGGCGTGTTGATGAACAAAAGAATCAATGGGCGTTATTGCATTGTATACCATTGATAAGAGTAAAAGAAAAAGATGTAAATGAGCACCCAGAAGATGTAATGGACATGTTAAGAAAAAGACTTAAAATTCAGGAAAATTTGATTGAAAAGAAGAAAGAAATGAACAAACGACACAAAAATAGGTTAAACGACTTGAAAATTTAGAAAAAACTAATTATATATTATAAAGAAAAGAAGAAAAAATAATATATCATGTCGTGTGACTTGTTTATACCATACAATATTGGTGCATCGACAGACATAAAGGATAATCTTAACGGTTATTATAAGACTGAACAGGATTATGCTGACGCACTTGTTGAAGAGGACCGACTAAACGGCTCTCAGGTATATAGTGTGATGTCAAAGGGCATATTGTCTGACACCATTTCGTATAATAGTTTCGGAAGACAAATTAGGGAAATTGACGATAAGATAGTTTATGCAAAGTCTGAGTGTAAGTTATTGACACCAAATGGTGCAAATTATGAGACAGTTGACAGCATGATTGACAAATTTGCATCACAAACCGAGTTCTTGTTAACTGTTCACTTTGACATGACAAAAATGGATGGTGAGTTTGAGGAAGAACTGAGAGAGTGGGCCAGAGAAACACTTAACATTCTCAAATTTGGAAGAGAAATGATAATGAAGGGTTTGCCAAGAAATGAAAGTGATGTATTTATTGAAAAAAATATCCCAAGAAGGGACTTGAGACTAAGTTTTTTGAATAAATCTGGGAAAATCGTTAATTTTACACTCAAAAACTGTGAAATTGAACAAAAATTAGCAAGAAACAGATACCTTTTATATGTAAAAAGAATGGAAATATTAAGATAAATAAAAAAATAACAATAATATGGCAAAAAGAAATGTAATTTTACCGGAAGATAAACAAAAAGAACTGTTATTCTTGAAATCGACCTACGAAATGCACTGTAAGACACGAGAAGAGGCATTATTGAGAGGAAAAACACAGAACATTGATAAAATTGACAAGATTATCAATGAAACATTAACAAGTATTGCACAAATTGACCCTAAGTTTGCACAAAAATGCGCACAAGAACAGGCAGAAAAGATGAAAAGGTTTAATTTGATGGACGCTCTTAATGCTGACGACGAATCAAGTGATATTTTTGAGGTAATTGGTGAAGAACCTGTTGCTGAAGAGATTGATGACGATGAAATCAAAAAACAAACAGAGGATTTCTACAGCCAATTCACAGAAGATGAACCAGACCTTTACCAAATGGCTGATAATTTACCAGATGAAAAGGAACAAGAAATTGTCAAGGAACAAATTAATCCGGAAGAAACAAATGACAAACCGTTTGCAGTGTCAAATGACGAAGAAATGTTCAATGACATTGACCCAAACACACAATATGACATCATACCATTGCCATCAAAGGGAGAATGCTATGTTACAAAGACAGACAGAATTCCAGTTGCATATCTTACGGCTGCTGACGAAAATCTGATTACATCACCAAATCTGTATGAAAGCGGAAACATAACATCGATATTGTTAAAGAAAAAAGTTCTTGGAAAGAATATCAATGTTGAAAACCTTATTTCGGGTGATGTTGACGCAATTATGGTATTTCTGAGGGGGACAAGTTATGGAAATGACTTTCCAGTCGTTGCTACAGACCCCAAAACAGGTGAAAAGGTGGAAACAACGGTTGATTTGTCAAAACTTAAATATAAGCCATTCACATTGAAGGGTGATGAGAACGGTCTTTTTGACTTTACACTCCCAAGAACCGGAACACGTATAAAGTTCAAGTTTTTAACAAAGAAAGAAGAGAAGATGCTTCAGAAACTCAATAAACAAGAAGCACAGGGGGTTGCAATATATGACATCAAGGAAGCAATAGAAAAGATTAAGGATTCATTGCAAATTGATGATAAACTGAATGATGCAGAAAGGAATCAAATCATTGATGCAAACGATAAATTGCAGAAATGGGTGGATAATCTAAGCAAGAATAAGAAGAAGTCATTGCCATATACAAAGACAATCACAAACACAATGGAAATGCAGATTGTAAGTGTTAATGGAAACACAGACAGAAAATTCATACATAACTTTGTCATGAACATGCCAGCAAATGATTCTCTTGCGTTCAGAAGATATGTGTATGACAATCAACCTGGTGTTGATTTTGAAGTTGATGTTGAAAGACCTGTGTCACTTGGAGGGGGCACTTTCAAATGCTTTCTTGAGTGGGACGATTATGTTTTCTGGCATATCGCCTAGTTATTCAAAAACTCTTAAGGAAGAGTTGTTCGGTTGCTTTAAATATATACATATTCCTTATTCGGAACTCATGAAAATGCCAACAAAGGATAGAAAATACTATATCAGAAGACACAATGAGGTGACAAGCAAGGAAAATGAAGAAGGTACGAGCACAGGATTAAGCATAGAGGAAATGCAAGACCTCGGATTAGCATAAGAAAGAAATTGGTGACCAAAATGGTCACCAATGTTTTTATGCAATTAAACCGCAAATTAACAGGAAAATCAAGAACGGAATTACCATAATCTTAATTACAAGCCAAACAACATCTGAATCAACAGGCTTCCCAGCAAAACCTTTTAATGCCAAATACTCACCATAATTGTCAGTCATTTGCATTGAACCATCATCGAACTTTACAATGTACTGTGTCATAATCTTTTATTATTTTTATGTGTTACTTTTTAAATTCGAGTACAAAAGTATAAATAATTACTGAATTAAACAAATAATTCAAGTTAAAAATTGTTAAATTGCTATTTATTGATATATTATATTACATTTTATGTCAGTTTCTGCTGTTACTATAGATAAAGAATCGTTGAGAGAGTTGAATGATTCAATTAAGAGGGGACTTAATTTAAAATACAGTGAATCAGTTAACTCACAGATGGACCGTTTGGTTCAACTTACCGAAAAGAGGAATGCCGCAAAAAAATTTGATAGTGGTATCAGTCCAGACGTTGTTAATATGTATAACAATGAAATTGAAAAGATTTTTAAAGAATTATCATCTTTAACTGGCATTGTTTCTGATTCTAAGGAAAAAATAAAGGAATTAACTAAGGTAACAAGTGATGATGAAATTGATAAAGAGTTATTGGAAAAGTTTATTGAATTTCAATTAACACATCAACGATTAGAGAACGAAAAGAAAGAATTAGAAGAAAGAAAGTTAATTGAGGAAAAAAAAGGTGATGAAGCAAACAAAGTAGAGATTGAGAGACTTGGAAACAGATTAGATGAAATTAAAAAACAACAAGAAGATACTGAAAAAACTTTTAAGGATGCATTTGGTGGAGAAGGTGGTTTTTCAAGTATTTTAGCAAATAATTTCAAAGGTGATAAGGCGTCACAGGAAAAGGTTAGTGGTACAATAAGAAATGTCCAAGAAGCGAATATACGTAATGACAAACAAATTGCAGATGAAGAAAGTCGACAGAAAGAATTAATAGAAAAAGGAAAAGAGGCTTTCAACATAATTAAACAGGTTGGAAACGTAATATGGAAAACAGTCCGAGACGGCGTCCAAATGTGGATGAAGTTTGACGACCAAGCCATTTCAACCGCAAAGAGACTTGGAATGACAACCAGGTCGGAAGCCATTGGTTACACAAAAAACCTTATTGAAAGTTCTAAAGACCTTGCAAGAAACTTTGGATTGTCAGCAGAACAGGCAAGTAAAATGCGTGATGCCTACATTGAATCAACTGGCAGGGCAACGTTGCTTTCTAGGTCACAAATGGAAGATGTGGCTGCTGCATCTAAGTTAATGAGTCAAGAGACCGTACAGGGTGCAATAAAGGTGATGGACTCAATGGGTGCATCATCACAAGAGGCTGTTGAGGTGCTTGACAGAACATATGCAAGAGCAAAGAACACTGGTTTAGATACTGAAAAAGCAAGCAAGGCGCTCGTTGAAAACCTCAGCCTCGCAAACAAATTAAACTTTAGAAATGGCGTTGACGGCATCTCAAAGATGACCGTATACTCACAAAGGATAAAGATGAACCTTCAGGAGGTTGCAAATGTTGCTGATAAATTCTCAACAATTGAAGGTGCAATAGAAGGTGCAGCAAGATTACAAATGCTTGGCGGTACAGGAGCAATGCTTAGTTCAAACCCAATGGCGATGATGTATGAGGCTTTGGCAGACCCAGAAGCATTGTTCAAGAGAATGGGTGATATGTTCAGCCAACAGGCTTATTTTGACAGAGCAAAAGGTGAATCTGTAATAGACCCTGTTCAGATGCAAATCATCAGAGAACAAGCCAAGGCAATGGGAATGAACCCCGATGAAGCAATACAGAGCGCAAAACAACAGGGAAAGTTAAGAGCGATTGAAAATGATTTAAGGAGAGCAAGACCAGGATTATATAGGACATTAACAGAAGACCAGAAGGCTGCAATTGGAAACAAGGCTGAGTACTCAAAGGAAAGTGGGTTTACCATAACATACTTTGATGAGGAAAAGGGTGAAGATGTAACAGCAAAGGTAAATGAGTTAACGGCAGACCAACTTGAAAAGATAACAAAGGATAACCTTGACCCAGTAAAGGACATACGCGACAATGTAAGAAGAATCGCACATGAACTTGTTAGTTTCAGAGAAAGAAAAGACTCAATGGTCGATGTCTGGAAAATGGCCCAGGCAAGAGTTTTACACAAGCCAATGTCTGGCGCAGACAGTGCATTAAATGATATAAACAATGGAGAAGGTTTTTGGGGTTCAGTGTGGGGTGGTTTAACCGATGGTGGACTTGGGACTGGGATTGGAATGGGCCTAAATTTGGTAAAAGGAATTGGTGAATTGTTTTTAATGGGAAAAATGTATAAAATGATGGGCCGAGTTTTAAAAGGTGGCTCATCTACACCAAGTACAGCAAGTGGCAGTGGATGGTTAAGTAGAATGTTTAGAAGTAAGCCTGGTTCAAGGTATGCTGCTGCAAAGGCAAGATATCTCGCAGGAGAACGTGGAAGACTTACAACTCAAAGACTTGGAACAAGAGTTGGTTCTACAACTACAACACCAACAAGAACAGTAGACAGACTTGGAAGAGTACGTTTTAGAGACCATGGCAGGTTTGTAAAAAGCCCAATTGCATCAACGGAAGCATCATCAGCAGCCAGAACGTCGCTAAACTCAGGAAGCAAACTAGTGAAGGGTGGTAGTAAGTTATTAAAAGGAGGTGGTACTTCTCTTGCGGTACTTGCTGGTGCATATCAGGGTTATACAGATTGGACTGCTGCTAATAGAAAATACAATGCTGAAAAAGATAAACTTTCAGATGCCGCTAAAAATAACTATTATATGAATGGCAGGTATTATGGAAAGGAAGAAATAGAAGCAAAGGGGAGAATAGCGAAGACAAAAAGGAAGGTTGAAAGAGCAGAGGCCGTTGGTGGTGGAGTTGGTACTGCTGGTGGTGGTCTTGCTGGTGGTGCTGCTGGTGCAAAAATAGGTGCCGCTATTGGCAGCGTGATTGCTCCTGGCGTAGGAACAGCCATTGGTGGCGTAATTGGTGGAATTGCGGGTGGTCTTGCAGGCGCGTGGGTTGGTAAAAAGGCTGGAAAATATGGCGCTAAGAAATTAACCCCAGAACAAGAGGCCGATATGATTGATAAACACATGAGGGATATTAAAGGTGATGGTGTCAAGGATAATTTAAGAAGGATAGTACTTCCTGTTGAAAGTATTGATTATAATGTGTCTCTTATAGCAAATCAACTCGGAATAATTGCAGCAACACCAGCAAGAGGAAATGTATATTTAGAATCAGAGGAGGCTGGTGAAAGGATTAATCCTATTATAGCAAGTAATGTTGAAACAACAAACATAGAAAGTTCAAGAGTCAATGAAGTTGATTCTCAGATTATCAATGCAAGTCAGACATATCAACCAAGAGGCCCAATAACATTGAATGTAAGTGGTTCAATAGACCTTAAATGTAACGGTTCTAATGTTGGTAGTATTACACCTGAGGCATTGCGTGATATGATTAAGAACAATCCTTCATTGCAAAAGGAGATTGTGAATGTTGCATTCCATGGAATTCAGGTACAGTCAAATGGCCTTAGAACAAACAAGAACCCAGACTATACAAGAGGTGTTGTGTTTGGTGCGGACACGAACTAGTAATTATAAAAATTCCGAAAAAACATTAAATTTTAAACGTATTCAAAACAAATGGCAGAAAGTTATACAGATATAGCAAATAGGATTGGTTTAAACTTAAAGGAATATAACCCGCATATAATGAAAATATGGAATGACCAAACGAATGAAGATTTGGAAAGTCTTCTTGGTTATTCTTATAATTTCATAAATAAGGCAAATATCGACACAAAGAACAATCCGTACTTTACATATTACACACAGGATGGTCCACAGAAAAGCATTAACAGCGAAAAGCCAATTCTTGCACAGCCAGATAAGGATGTATTAGATATTAAAAATGATTATAACGTAAACGTTGATGAAAACTTCACAAGATATGATAATAGTTCAAGATTAAGCCACGAGTATTATGAACATGGCGGCTATATTGGTATTGGAATAAAGGAAGGTGGTATAGATAATACATCTTATACAGACATATACTCGAAAGAGAATACCTTACTATCAAAAACCAACAAATGGTTTCAGGACGGAGTAAATGATTATATATCAAGAAGATTTGCAGAAACAATATCAAGATTTCACACCGAGGAGGACCAAATAGACCCAAAACAACAGGGTATTGGAATGCAGGGGTTTAGTGAATACGGTTATTCACATGGAAACAATGTATTAAAGGCGAAAGGGATAGGTGCATCTGCTTCAAAATCACCAACATATTCATCTGGTTATGAAGACCCATACTGTAGGGTTTGGAAGTGGCATAAACAATACCACTCATTAAAAGACACAATAAGACCATTTAACGAAAGCACTAAAAAATTAAATGGTGATGAGTATAATTGGTCTGTTTTCAGAAGCAGGTATGCAGATGCAAATGGTGGTGATAGATTGACTAAATATGGTTCAATGTATGATGGAAATGGAGAGACAACAGGTCTGGTTAACATAACACCATCTATTACCACAGATAGTGATAAAAAAACATCTTACATTGATGTTAAAAAGTGTATGTTTTCGATAGAGAATCTTGCGTGGAAGGGAACATACAAAAATAGAGATAATGACGAAGAATTTGGTCTATCAAAAGAACAAAAAGGTCCTCTTGGTGGAAGGATAATGTGGTTTCCTCCGTATGATATAAAATTTAATGAAACAACACAAGCAGATTGGCAGAGAAATGATTTTATTGGAAGAGGTGAACCAATATTCACTTATGCAAATACAACAAGAAGTGGCACCCTGTCGTTTAAGTTGCTTATAGACCACCCAGCAATACTCGATTATTGGGAAAGAAGAAATGACAATGGATATAACGTAAATAATTCATTAACAGACAATGTTGAAAGCAAAGAGCAGGAGTTATTAAGATTCTTTGCTGGTTGTTCCGTACTGAAAGCAAGGAAACCTGTTGACCCACCAAAGCCAAAAGAACCAGAAAAGAATGACGAACCAGAAGAAGAGGCAACGGATAATTCACAGAATACAATACAATTCTTTGTATTTT